ACCCGAACCCCCGAAGGTGTCCGCGCATAGCTACACTGTGCTAGCAACTGCTCATTGGTTTCAGGTGGCATTCCGTGCAACCTTTGCCTAAACCATTCATGCCCTTTGTGCTTGACAAACGCCTTATCGCTTTCAACTGTCACCCATTCGTGAAACACTTCCTGCCCACAATAATAGCTGACTTTGATTGAAAATGGCAACTCGCTTAGGTCTCTATCGGGATTTTCACGGCGCACTTGGGCCTTGACGTGCTTTGAATAGGTGACGTGAGTGACAGGAAAGGTTTGGATTTCTGGCAGGTCGGAGCGCATAATCTCTTCTTTGCCAGCGGTCCCGCGCAGCTTCTCGCGGAAGGTAAATTCAAATCCGCAAGCAATGCAATTTCGCGCAGAAAGGTGATTATACACCCCGCAATGGTCGCACTCTTTAACAGGCGGTTCCCCTGGTGCCCCTTTGCCTTTTTGATGTGGCAACACAGGGTCATTGATCGGGCCTAGGCGCTTGGTATTGCCAGCGAAATCGAGGACCAACGCAGACGATTTGCCGGGCGATGGTCGCATGGCCCGACCGACCATTTGCACCCAAAGACCGGTTGACATCGTTGGCCGTAACATGCCCACAAGGTCAATGGGCGGATGATCGAAGCCCGTTGTCAGAATGTCTTTGTTGACGATGCAACGAAACTCGCCGCGTTTGAAAGTCGCAATCCTCCCGTCCCTATCTCCTGCGGGCATTTTACTATGCACCACAGTCGATGGTATATTGAACTGCTCATTAAGCATTTTGCATAAATGCTCCGCGTGTTCGATGCCTGAAGCGAACACAATCCAGCTTCTTTTGTCATGTCCATACTTCACCAACTCTTTCAAAGCCAGATAATTGACAATGTCTTTATCAACAGCCTCTTGCAACTGTCCATTGTTAAAGTCGCCAGTTGAGCTAAGGCCGACTTGGCTTGTGTCCAAAGCCGTTGCTGTTCGCTTCGACATGACCGGCGCAAGATAACCGTTAGCAATCAAATGCGCGAAGCCTTCAATGTTGCACATATTGAAACAAATATCTGTAAAGATATTGCCATTGGTTAGTGAGCCTAGTTTAAGGCGATATGGGGTAGCAGAAAGGCCGATTACCTTTAGAAACGGATTATGCTTCTGAAGCATAGCGATTAGCTCTTGATATTGAGTATCCTCATTAGGCGAAAGTAAGTGTGCTTCATCAATCAAGAGAATGTCACGAAAGCCAATGTCATGTTTGATTAGCGATTTGACGCCTCCGAAGATGATCGGGAAATGAATATCGCGGCGACGCAGCCCTGCGCTATGGATGCCCACAGGGGCGTTTGGCCAAAGACGGAGCATTGTCTCGGCATTCTGCGCGATTAATTCTTTTGAGTGCGTGGCCATCAAAATCCGCGTACCAGGGTACGCTTGCAACGCCCTCTTGACTATCTCGCAGATGATGAGCGATTTGCCTGCTCCCGTAGGGATGGCAATACAAGGGTTAGCCTGCTTTGGTTGACCTTTCTCATCTACTCCACCGTTTGAGATGAAATAGTTATAGATGCTTTCAACGGCAGCTTGCTGATAGTCTCTTAAGATCATACAATACTAAGCCAGTTTTGGCAACCATGAGGCACAAAATCGCGAGGTATAATGTTGTTAATTAAAATATCAGAGCAAGCCCATTCGCCATTTTCAACAGGAGTTGCTTTTGCACAAGACCTACAATTCTTCTCAGGTATATGATTGCTATGACAAATTCCACTAAAATGACACCACTTGCACTTAAAGTAAGTCGGCGTCTCACTGATCTTCTTTGGCGGTGTCTGGCTATTGATTAGCCGTTCAGCCTTGGCAACGTGCAAAGCGCCAATGTTCCAATCTAGCGTCAACCATTCAAAATGAAATTCGTCTGTGTTTTTGTTGACAGCGCAATAGAGGCCGTGGGTTAACTTGTAGTAAGGCGCGTATGTTTGCATCTGAACGACATGTTGCGGCTTAGCTTGAGCAACTCCGTATTTGACAAGTTCGTCAAAGGATTTGAGGCCGTGGGTTTTGAACTCGACCAGAAACTCTACCGCTCCCGGTGGCGTCCAACCTACGCCGTCTAGCGAACCTCCAAAGTGACCGTTACAATCGCTTATGCGAAGTTGCTTTCCAGTAGCAGCGTCTAGCTCTTGAACTTGTATGCCCACAGAAGCCAACGCTTTCACAAAGCGCGGCTCTTCATCTTGTCCCCTGGCAAACAGCCGAAGCATTCGCCCTTCAAATTGTTCCTGTTTCAGCCACCTAAACGTATTCCACACATAGCGTTCACATTCATGACCAATGATCGAAGCGCCCATGTGCCAGCGATGGCCATCGGACATGTTGGCTACGCAGGCGGCGTCAATGTCGGCTTTGAGTTGTTTGGTGTCCATAGTTGGAACGTGCCCTGCCAACGGGGGAGGAAAACAAAGCACGTTCCAACTAGAGGCCGGGGATATAGCGCCCCGGCAACGCTGTTAGGACTGCGGACCCCAAGGCGCTGCGCTTTGGCCAGTAGGAGAGGCTCCCCAAGGTGCTGCCGCTTTGGCTTCAGCCTGTACTGTTCCCCATGCCGCCGTAGGCTCTGGCGCGCTGCTGGCAGCTTCAGAAGGGGCAATCTGGGCCGGGATCACCGGGGCCTGGGTTGGAGCGTTTCCCGACTGAAGCACTTCGCTCGCCTTGCGCATGTCAGACGTATAGACGCCAACCACTTCAGTCATTTCCGGCGATTTCTTCTGTGGCTGAATATCGACAACGAACGGACGCTTGCAAAGCTCATCAGTGTTGCGGAACTTGAACACGCCAGTCACATAGCAATAAGCCGAAAGCTGCTTGTGGGCGATCTCGACAGTTTGTGCATTCTGATTGTGAAGGTTAAGGCGGTCAGTGTGACGAACGCCCTTTGAAGGCCCGTCAATAGCTTCCATGGTCAAGGCAAGATAGCCGCCTGTGCCTGCCTGCGTAGGCTTCAATTCAGTTTCCACAATCATGACCGGGTGCTTGCCCACAGGGAGCATTCCACCGCCACCATATTGAGGATTGAAGTTGGTTGCGTCAAAGTCGTAATTCGCCATGTTAGTTTCCTCGATTATAAAGGTCAATACCTTTAGACTTAAAGATCGCGTCTGCCAAATAATTCCATCCGCCTTCAAGCGGTATAGAAATTGGCGCAGTCATTCCATATCTGTTTTTTGCTGCGAAAGCTGGTGTTGCGTCAACTGCAAGCATTCTCCCTCTATTTAGACTTGTGGCCAAAACAGCCTTGTCACCTTTGCTAATAACAACTGGATCGTGAATTATCCCAATCATGTCAGCGCGCTGGCGAACAAGTTCTCTCTGGCCGTAATTTTTCGAATTTTTAGGACTGTAGAGTTGCAAATCAACTTTATCATATTCGCCAGCTTCAGTATCAATAACTCTGTCTACAAAGGTATGGCAAGCCATGATATGATGAATACCGCCAAACATTGCCAGCTTGTCAATCTTTTCTAGGAACTTGGCAAACTCTTCGAAGGCGACGCCAAAGGCCTTACCGTAGCCCCCGTGAGCCGTCACCATGCTTAGCTTGGGGTTCTTCCCATAGGTCGGATCACTGCGCACCGTCCAGTCAAAGAGCAAGCGTTCCATGGCCGTTACGCTGTCCCATGCGATGCTCTTATACGCAAATTTGCCTGCCTGGGCAGCGCCGGTGATCTCGTCTAGTAGCCCGTGCAAGTCCTCCCACCTTGTGATGAGCGGGAGCGCGTTGGGCACAGCCCCGCCTATCTCTGTGGGCACAAAGAGGCGATTTGGTGCGCCTGACAAGAGAGTAGTCTTGCCGCTGCCTTCTGGACCGGCAAGGACGATTATCTGGCCAATCTGAGCGGGGGCGGTTTGGACTTTGGAGAGGAAGGTCATTCCGGTTTCTTCTCTTCCAAATTCTTCTTAATGTCCTTGCTCGCTTCGTTAATCAGCTTGACAGTTGCGTCAAGCATTTTGATTGCATACTTTTTGAGATAGTCAGGCATAAA